CGGTATGATGGGCGCGACGGGAGCGGCGGGCGCTGCCGGGGCAGCCGGTAAAGGAATAAGTGGGACGGTTATCACCTACCAAGCAGGCGCAAGCGGGACGACCGTGCCGACCGGGACATGGACGACGGCCGTCCCGTCCGTAGCTGCAAGCCAATTTCTCTGGACGCGCACCGTTATCACTTACACGGACAATACGACCTCGACCTCTTACAGTGTCGGCATGATGGGCGCTACCGGTCCGACCGGGCCTCCCGGAGCAGCCGGAACGCCCGGCGCGGACGCGCCCACCATCACAATGGTGCGGGAGCAATATTATCTCTCCACCTCCAACACCACGCAAACGGGCGGAAGCTGGCTTGATACCGTCCCCACATGGACGACGGGCAAATATTACTGGATTCGCGTGGCGGCCACATACAGCAACGGCACAACGACCTATTCCACCCCCGTACTCGCGGACGGCTTGAATAATTCCCTCGTGACGGCGCTGGAGGCGAAAACATTATCTCAAACCCTGCAAACCACCGTAAGCCAACACGCTACGGCTATATCATTAAACGCCAGCAATATTACCAGCCTCACCACCCGGATGTCTACCGCCGAATCAACGCTGATGGTTCAAGCCGGGCAAATCGCCGCGAAAGCCAGTCAAACGGACTTGAATACGCTGACCGGGCGCGTCACCACCGCAGAAGGAACGCTGACCGTTCAGGCCGGGCAGATTGCCGCCAAAGCCAGTCAAACGGAGGTGAATACCCTAACCGGGCGGGTAACGGCGGCGGAATCGGCTATTGTGCAGAATGCGGATAGTTTCTCATTATCGCTATCCAAGCAAAGCAGGGTGGTGAATGAACTCGCCGGGGCGAATATTCTGCAAGCCCCGTGGCAGCAGGGTACGCTTTCCACCTCGACCGGCGCGGAATCCAACAGCGCCAGCTATGTCCGCAGCGGCTGGTTTGACGTGATCGCGGGCAAGAAATACCTGCTCCAAACCTACGAGGGCGCCAGCGCGTACTCGGTATATAGCACGGCGTATCTGTTCTATTACCGGGAGGACAAAACCTTTCTCTCGTACACGACCAACGGAAGCTCCGCCACACCGTTTACGGTTCCGTCCAACGCCGCCTATTTGCGTGTACGCTACACGACCACCGCCGCGCCAAGTACAATAAACTGTTACCTGTTGCAAACCGAAACGTCGGGCGGATATGTAGACCTCAATACTATCACCAGCATGGTAAAATTGCAGGCCACCACTGACACCCTGCTCATTACCGTGTCCGAAACCAAAGGGCTGGTGGGGACGCGGTACAAGGTCAACGCATGGGAGCGCGGGACAATCAATACCGCCAACGGACTGGACGCCGCCTCGACCTCCTACCTGCGGAGCGGATATATCGACGTGCAGCCCGCCGAGCGGTATATCTCGCAGACCCTCGCGGGCGGCTCCGTCACTATGTATTATCACTATTACGGGCAGACAACGGCCTATTCTGACTTTGTGCCTTCCGGCATGACGCAGTATGGCGAAACGCTCAACACCGGCGATTATACCAACGCCACAATCATTACCTATCTGGGCGGCAAAGCCGTGGAGAGTATGAGCATTACGGGCGGGGTTACGACCAACCCGTACACCAGCGCCGGAGATTATCTCACCATTTACCGCATACCGCTGTCCGGGAATCAGCCGCCCAGCGCCATTCAATGGAACGGGATGAAGGACACCTCGGACAATATCGTGCTGCTGTATACCAACGGGGCATGGGTGCAGATCGGGACGGTGACGGCGGCCAGCTACACCCTGCATACATGGAACCTCACCGACGCGCAGCGTATGGGGATTACCGGCAGCGCCAATCTGCACCTCGCGTTCTTCTCGATTAAAAACGGAACCTACGCCGGGATTTACAACCAAAACGCGGCGCCGTTTTCGCTGGGACTATTATCCGGCCTTTTGTATCAACTTTCACAGCAAGGCACGTCCTCGGCGATTACCGTCCCGGCCAATACTGTGAAAATGCGGGTGCGGGTATCGTCTACCGCCGACCCCGTCGCCTACACCGGCAACGTCTATCCGGGGACGGCCCGATATGACTACTCGAAAGGTGAAACGCTCTACTCGGCGCTGCTCATGCAGCGGGACTTGATAAACCTGCGCGTGGCAAAAAATGACGTTATTAACCAGATCAATATTTCCACTGAGGGGATTTTGATTGCCGGTAATAAAATCCGCATTACTGGCACGACCACCATTGACAACGCCGTCATTCAAACCGCCATGATCGCCAACCTTGCCGTTACCACGGCCAAGATTGCCGACCTTTCTGTTTCCACGGCGAAAATAGCGGACGCCGCGATCAACAATGCCAAGATAGCCAACCTCGACGCCGGGAAAATCAACACAGGGACGCTTTCGGCGGACAGGATCGCGGCGGGTTCCATTACCTCGGCCAAGCTGACGATTGCCAACGGTTATATCACCAACGCCATGATCGCTGACGCGACCATTCAAAGCGCCAAAATCGCCGCGCTGGACGCAGCCAAAATTACCACCGGCACATTGGCGGCGGCCCGGATCGGCGCCAATTCCATCACAGCCGACAAGCTGGCGACAAACGCCATACAGGTGGGGCTGGCGGGCTGGACAAATTCCATACGGATCACGCCGTATGATATTAGCTGGTATTCCGGCTCCACGCTGGAGGGGCAGCTCAACTCGTCGGGGATGAACTTCTACTACGGCACCCGGTTTATCGGGATGATGGGCGAATCCTACGATTCGAGCAATAGCTCCCGGCGTGGCATTGCCACCCACCTCAACGGCGAGGGTGACTATTGCACATGGGCCTATCGAACCGGCACCAGCGGCACCTACACCCGTTACCTGACCTTCGACCCCAAAGGCGTGGTATCGAACGGAGCGGGTGTCCACTTGGGTTGCAGCCTTCGTACCAATGGTTACGATTTCTACACATCTGGCAACCGTGGCGTTTATCTCGCTGATTGCGGTTTGAACGGCGTGGGGACATATCCGGGCTGGTGCGGCACCAGCGGCGGGGCAAAAATTGTGTTCGGGAGCAACGGCCACCTGTATATCGTCACGGGCGGCTATTTCTACAATATGTCGGACATTGTCAACCGATAAGGAGGAAAAAATCATGCGTATCAAATTAGAGAACCATCACCTTATTCCGCTCATTCCCTTTTTACAGGGCATGAAGCTGAAAGGCGAGAAAAGCCGGGCGCGGTCAAAATTCCTCGCGCTGGCGACGGAGGCATATGCCTCCCTGCACGAGAGCGAACTGGCGTTGCTCAAAGAATACGCCGTGCTGGACGGCAACGGCAATCCCGCTGAAAACGCGGACGCCGGGAACCCCGGTGGCAGCACTTTCCGGCTCAAAGAGGAAAGCGTCAAGGAATACTACGCCGAGCGCGAAAAGCTGTTCAAAGAAGTGGCGGAAATTGAGGGCGGCACCTATACGGCGCACCTTGCCCTCATGCGCCAAATCCTCGCCGATTATGACGAGGATTTGGAAGGCGAAAACGCGGCGCTGTATGACGCGCTTTGCGACGCTTTCGAGCGGGAAGGAGGAAATGGCAATGCCGGATGAAGAAATGTTCAACGAGCCGCCGGGCATGGAAAGCGGCGCCCCTATTGAACCCAAGCATACTGAGCCGGAGGAAACCGCGCAGGGGCCGCCCGGCGTGGATTGGGCGGCGATTCTCGACGCGATATTGGGGGTGAATAATGAATGAGCGACAAACGTATGGCCGTGGCCCTCCAGCTTCGGCGGGCGCTGGAACTGCTGGTGCAGGCCGCGCCGCTGGCCGAGGAGGACACCCTCGCCCTTGCCGACTTATACGAGCCGTGGACGCCGGGCGTCAATTATCCAATCGGCAGGATTGTCAAGCACGGCGAGGATGACAACGGGGACACGGTTCTTTATTCCGTCCAGCAGGCGCATACCAGCGCGGAAAACTGGCCGCCCGGCGATACCCCCGCGCTGTATAAGCGAATCGGGTTCACGGCTGGTGGTATTCCGCTGTGGGTGCAGCCGCTCGGAGCGCACGACGCCTACGCCAAAGGCGACACGGTTTCCCATAACGGCAAGGTGTGGGTTTCCGACATCAACGCCAATGTGTGGGCGCCGGGCGTCTACGGCTGGAGCCTCAAACCTTAAAAGAACTATTCAACGCTCTTGCGCTTGCTTCGGCAGGCGCTATTTTATTTCAAAAAACTGGAGGTACACGACTATGGAAAAAATCTGGAACTACATTCAACTCGGCTTTGCCGCTATCGGCGGCTGGCTGGGCTGGGCGCTCGGAGGCTTGGACGGCTTCCTATACGCATTGATCGCCTTTGTGGTGATCGACTATATCACCGGCGTTATGTGCGCGGTGGTGGACAAAAATCTCTCCAGCGAGGTGGGCTTTAAGGGGATTTTTAAGAAAATCCTCATTTTCTGCATGGTGGCGGTCGCGCATATCATTGACACGCAAATCCTCGGCGTGGCCGGGGACGGCTCCGCCATCCGCACGGCGGTCATTTTCTTTTATCTTGCCAACGAGGGCCTGTCCATTTTTGAGAATACGACCCGGCTGGGGCTGCCCGTGCCGCAAAAATTAAAGGACGTACTGGCCCAGCTTCACGGCAAAACCGACGCCGGAAAACCCGGCGAATCTTCCGGGGTAAGCAGCGGCGACCCTATAACGCCGCAGCATACCGACCCGGAAGAAAACCCAAAAGGAGGTTCTGACAATGAATCTGCATAAGCTCATTTTTACCAACAACGCCTGCTATAAGGCGGGCCGCACCATTACCGTCAAGGGGATCATGGTGCATAGCACCGGGGCCAACAACCCCAATCTCTGCCGCTATGTCGGCCCGGACGACGGGCTGCTCGGCAAGAACACCTACAACAACCACTGGAACCAAGACCTCCCGGACGGGCGGCAGGTCTGCGTTCATGGGTTTATCGGTAAATTGAAGGACGGCTCCGTCGCCGCCTATCAGACCCTGCCGTGGAATCACCGTGGCTGGCACGGCGGCTCCGGGCCGAAAGGCTCGGTCAATGATACCCATATCGGCTTTGAAATCTGCGAGGACGGGCTGACCGAAAAGGCATATTTTGAAGCCGTTTACAAGGAAGCCGCCGAGCTTTGCGCCTATCTCTGCAAGGAGTACAACCTCGATCCCATGAAGGACGGCGTTCTCATTTGCCACAGCGAAGGTCACGCCCGTGGCCTCGCCAGCAATCACGGCGACGTTATGCACTGGTTCCCCAAGCACGGGAGAAATATGGACACCTTCCGCGCCGAGGTCAAACGGCTGCTGGGCGCTTCCGCTCCCGGCCCTGTGGTGCCGGTCACGCCTTCGACGCCATCTGGCACAATCAAAAAGGGCGACACGGTGAAGCTGACCGACAACGCCACCTACTACGACGGCAAAGCCGTCCCCGCATGGGTGAAGGGCGACAAGTGGATTGTGTCCTATGTCAACGGCGACCGCGCGGTGATCGACAAGAACGTGTCCGGCACCAATTCCATCAACAGCCCGGTCAACACCAAATTCATCACGGTGGTCGGCGCTTCCTCGCCTGCGCCCCCGGCGTTCGCGGCCTATACGGTCAAAGTGACCGCCGACACCCTCAATATTCGCAAAGGCCCCGGTACGGACGCCGCCATTGTCGGCGCAATCAAAGACAAGGGCGTCTATACCATTGTCGAAGAAGCGAACGGCCCCGGCGCGACAAAATGGGGCAAGCTGAAATCCTGCGCGGGCTGGATCAGCCTCGACTACACCAAGAAGCAATAAGCAACGACCGGGGCGGCGCCATTGTGGGGCCGCCCCATCCTCATGGAAGGAGGCAATCTGATGAATGCCATTGAAAAAGAAAAAATCCGTTATTTTCGCGGCGAAGGGCTGGGCTACAAGGCGATTGCCTCCCGGCTGGCCCTTTCCGTGGACGCGGTAAAGGGCTTTTGCAGGCGCAACAATCTCGACGGCGAGGCCGCTGAAAACGCGGACAATGCTTGCCGCCAATGCGGGGCCGCGCTGGTTAAATCCGGCGCCCGGCAGAAAAAGTTTTGCTCCGATCTATGCCGCAGCGCATGGTGGAGCGCCCATGCTTATCTATACAACCATAAAAACGAAAACGAGCGCGTCTGTATGTATTGCGGGCGCGTTTTTAATAGCTTTCAAAGCAAGGGCCGCAAATACTGCGGGCGGCCTTGCTATATCGCCGCGCGGTTTGGAGGTGAACGGCCATGACGCGGGAACAATTTGAACGCGAGAAAAAGTATCAGGCGGCGCTGGCCGTGGCCCGCGCCCTATTGAAACGGGGCATTATTACCGAGGACGATTACGCCAAAACCGAGGCGGTTTTGCGTGTTAAATTTTGTCCCTTTATCGGCTCTTTTTTGCCCGAAAGCCCTTGATTTAACACGGTTTATATGTAAGCTGTGACAGCAGAAAGGAGGGCGTTTTTATGCAAAGAACAATAGAAAAAATAACGCCTCTCGCCATACGCGAGAACATTATCACATGGCAGCGTGTCGCGGCTTATGCCCGTGTATCTTCCGGGAAGGACGCCATGCTGCAAAGCCTGTCGGCGCAGGTCAGCTATTTCAGCGACTACATCCAGCGGCACAAAGGCTGGCTATACGCCGGGGTGTATGCCGACGAAGCCTACACCGGCACGAAGGCCAACCGCCCGGAGTTTCAAAGGCTGCTGGAGGATTGCCGGGCCGGGAAGATCGACATGATCCTCACCAAAAGCGTGAGCCGGTTCGCCCGCAATACGCTCACGTTGCTTTCGGTCATGCGGGAATTGAAAGAGTTAGGCGTCGCGGTTTACTTCGAGAAGGAAAATATCTGGTCGAATAGCGGGGATGGTGAGTTAATGCTTACCATCCTCGCTTCGTATGCGCAGGAAGAAAGCCGCTCGGCCTCGGAAAACTGCAAGTGGCGGATTCGTAAGGGCTTTGAGAACGGCCAATCCTACGGCCTGCATTATATGTTCGGCTATCGGATCAAGCGGGGCGACTTTCATATTGTGCCGGAGGAAGCGGCGATTGTCCGGGAGATATTCGCCGACTACCTCTCCGGCATGGGCGTCGAGGCCATTTTGAAAAAGCTCCGGGCGCGGGGCGTCAAACTCGGCAGAACCAGCCTTGCCGGAATTTTGCGCAACGAGAAATACACTGGCGACCTGCTATTGCAAAAGACTTTTATCGCCGACCATTTAACCAAACGGCAGGAAGTCAATCGCGGCCAGCTTCCCATGTATCTCATTAAGGATCACCATGACGCGATCATTAATAAAGATACCTTCGAGCGGGCGCGGGCGGAAATCGCGCGGCGGGCGGGTAAATATCACCCGTCAACGGCCCCGGCCCCGGTCTATCCATTCTCCGGCATGATCCGCTGCGGATTCTGCGGCGAGGGGTATCGCCGGAAAATCACGGCGGCTGGCACCAAGTACGAAAAGCCCGTGTGGATATGCAAGACCTTCAACGTATACGGCAAAGGGGCCTGCGGCTCCCAGCAAATCCCCGAGGACGTTTTAACGCAACAGGCCGCCATTGCGCTGGGCATTATAGACTTTGACGCGGCGGCGCTGGATGCGCGGGTTTCCGAAATCCGGGTGCCGGGCGCCAATCAGCTATTATTCATTTTCAAAGACGGCCACGAGGTCGGCCTTGCGTGGCAGACCTCCCGCCGTGATAGCTGGACGCCGGAAATGCGCCAACAGGCGCGGGCCGACGCCTTACGGGGTAATCGCATGAGAGGAGGTGCGGCGGTATGACCGGGACAGCAGTATTACAAAGGGCCGTGACGGTTATTCCTGCAAAGGAAACGTTGCCCTTCAATGTATTTTCAAACGAGGAACGCCTGCGCCGGGTGGCGGCCTATGCGCGGGTATCGACCAACGACGAGGAACAGCTTACCAGCTACGAGGCGCAGGTGGACGTTTTCACCAAGCGTATCAAGGAAAACCCGGAGTGGGAATTTGCCGGAATGTACGCCGACAGGGATCGCTCCGGCACATCCACAAAGCGCCGGGACGACTTTAACCGCATGATCGCCGACGCGCTGGCGGGGAAAATCGACCTCATACTCACCAAGAGCGTGAGCCGCTTCGCCCGCAATACCGTGGACACCCTTTCCACCGTGCGGCTATTAAAGGAACATGGGGTTGAGGTTTATTTTGAAAAAGAGAACATTTACACGTTCGATTCTAAGGGCGAGCTTCTTATTACTATTATGTCGAGCCTCGCGCAAGAGGAAAGCCGCTCCATTTCGGAAAATGTGACGTGGGGCCAAAGAAAGCGTATGCAGGACGGCAAGGTCAGCCTGCCATACAAACGCTTTCTTGGCTATGAAAAAGGCGCGGACGGGTTCCCGGCCATTGTGGAAGATGAAGCCGAGATTATCCGCCTCATATACCGGCTGTTCCTTTACGGCAAATCCCCCTCGGCCATTGCCACCATGCTCACCGACGAGGGTATTCCGACGCCGGGCGGCAAAATGGGCTGGCGGCCCAACGGGGTCATTTCCATTCTCACCAACGAAAAGTACAGCGGAAACGCCCTGTTACAGAAAAAGTACACCGTGGATTATCTCACCAAAAAACAGAAGATCAACGAAGGCGAGATACCGCAGTATTTTGTACGCGACAGCCATCCGGCCATTATCGAGCCGGAAATGTTTGACCTCGTACAGTATGAAATGAAGCAGCGGAAGGAAGCCGGGCGGTGGACGAGCAGCGTCCATCCCTTTTCGGGTAAGATATTCTGCGGCGAATGCGGCGGCGTATTCGGTTCCAAGATATGGAGCAGTAACAGCGAATACCGGCGCACGGTCTGGCAATGCAACGAAAAGTACCGGGGGCGCCGCTGCGCCACGCCGCATTTATCCGACAGCCAGATACAGGCGGCATTCCTCGCGGCATTCAATGAACGGCTGGACAGCAAGGCAGAAATCCTCGACGCCTACGACGAGGTGCTGCGGGTATTGACCGACAATTCCGCCCTCGACGCGGAAGCGGCCACGCTCAAAGAGGAATGCGAGGTTGTCATGGAGCTAACCCGGAAGGCCGTGCAGGAAAACGCGGCCTCCGCGTTGGATCAGGACGAATATCGCCAGCGGTATGAGGGGCTGGTGGCCCGGTACAAAGCGGCCAGCGCCCGGCTTGGCGAAATCGAAACCCAGCGACTGGAGCGCAGCGCGAAGCGGGCGAATATCACCCGGTTCCTGCAATCGCTGGTGAAGTACGGCGATATGGTAACGGAATTTGACGAGGAGCTTTGGTACATCACGGTGGATTCCGTCACGGTATACGACGACGGGCGGCTGGTGGTAACATTCCGCGACGGCTCTGAGGTATCAATATCACAAGAAATATGGAGGGCAGCATAATGGAAAGCAAACGAGTACAATTCACCAAACCGAAACGGGTGGCGATCTATTGCCGGGTGGCAACGGACGATCAGCAAGACACCGCGCTGGAAGCGCAGGCGCAAAGCCTCCGGGTATACGCCGAGGCGCGGGGTTATGAAATCGTCGGGGTGATAAAAGAAAACGCAGGCGGGCGGACATTAGACCGCCCCGGTATTCGGGAAATCTACGAAATGGCCGGGCGCCGCGCAATGGACGCGGTGCTGGCTAAAAGCAT